GCACTTGAAGCGCTGGCGCGGGACATTACAACACAGCCCAAAACATTTAAGGAAAAGCTTGGCAGCAATTTTGCACTGCAAACCGAAATGCAAGCCGTGGACATGCGTGCCGGTTTGCGCGAGACGCTCCGCTTTGGAGACGACAGTCTGTTTACCCAAGCCATGTACCATGTGCGCAAGGCCGAGCAAAAGATGGCGCAGATGTTCACGGTCATGAATAGCGGCCCGTTGGTGTCGTACAAAGACGAGAAAGGGCTTGTCGGCTACCGAAGCTCTAACCAGAACAGCGCTCGTGATGTGTTCGATGCCATCGCTGACATACCTGTGGACGACCCGCAGTTGAAAACCAACATCGCACAGGCGTATCTAGTTGCTATCCGCGCAAACAACAAAGGGCTGTCGAAACTGGACCTCGGTGAACTGGGCGTTACACAAGAAGCCCTTGACGCTGCCTTGGCCGCTGCCGATGCCGACCCTGCCCTGAAAACCGCACTGGAGACCGTGCGCCGCAAGTACAACGCTTACAACAAGGGCTTGATTGAGTTTCTTGCTTCGACTGGCCGCATCTCTAAGAAGACAGCAGCCGACTTGCTGAAAGACGGCGATTACGTTCCGTACTACCGTGTGCGCGACAACGGCATGGCGGAGCTAAACTTTGGCAACAATGTCACGTTCAACGTGGGCGACATCCGCCGCCAGCCATACCTTGCGGAGCTTAAAGGTGGCCAGACCAAGTTGCTGCCCCTGAACGAAGCCATTCAGCAAAACACATTGTTGCTGACGGACATGGCGCTGACCAACAATGCTGCGAAGAGCGTTGCGTACGGTTTGCAAGCGCTGGGCAAAGGCATGGGTCCAGTCGATCCCAGAACAGGCAAGCCTAGCAACTTGATGCCAATTAAAACTGGTCCGGGTCCTGCTGACGCACGCACCATTCGTTTCTTCCAAGAGCCTGACCCAAGCGACCCGAAAGACACAGGCGAGCGCCACTTGCTTGTCAATACCAAAGGCACCGCAGCCGAAGGCATCCCCGCCGAGCTGGTCGTGCAAAGCCTGGAAGGAGCAAGCCTTGCGCTTCCCGGATTCCTCAAGCTGGGCGGAGCTGCTGCCGATCTGCTGCGTGCTGGTGTGACGCGCACGCCTTTGTACATTGCCCGCAAACTTGTTCGTGAGCCGATGGCTGCGGCCTTTACGGGTGGTCTGAACACCAACGCGTTCTCGGCGGTCTTCAAAGCAGGTGCTGAGTTTGTACGCATGAGCCGTGGCACTAGTGACGCACAGGTTAAACTGATCGAGAAGGGCTTGATTCAGTCCAATATTTTCGCAGGCGACATGTCTGACATGAAGAAGATGGCTCTTCAGCTTGCCAGCGGCAAAGACCAGAGCGCATTCGACAAAGTACTGGCCGCAGCCGACCGATACGCAATGCGTGCTGATGCTGCCACACTGGCGCTGGTACTCAAGAACGCTGAAGAGAACGGGCTGTCAGAAGTCGAAGCCGACATGATGACGATGGAGTCGATGAACTTCTACAAGCGTGGGCTTTCGCCTACGCTGCAATACGCCAGCCGTTTGATCCCGTTCTTCAACGCGCAGATTCAAGGTCTGAACGTGTTGGTTAAAGCTGCACGGGGCAACATGCCGTTCGAGGAGCAGCAGCAAATCAAGCGCAAGTTCTTCAACAACGCCATGCTGCTAATGGCTACGGGTCTTGTGTACGCAATGGCGATGGAGGACGACGAGACCTTCCGCAACGCCCGCCCACGGGACAAGTACTCCAACTTCTTCCTGCCTATCCCGTTTGTGGATGAGCCAGTTAAACTGCCCATTCCGTTTGAAGCCGGTTACTTCTTCTCGCTGGCTGTGGCTGCCGTTGACGGTATGCGTGCCGAGACCGATGGCAAGGCGCAGTTTCAAGCGCTGCGTGACTTGTTTCTAGGTTCTATTCCCGGCTACTCGTCAATGGGCATTCCTCAACTTGTTAAACCGGCGTTTGAAGTATGGGCCGACAAGAATTTACTGACAGGTGCCCCCGTGGAACCTCGCCGTTTGCAGGGCGTCAACATTGAGGAGCGGTACCTTGCGACCACCACAGAGCTTGCCAAACAGATGAGCAAGGCGGTGCCAATCCTGTCGCCTGTTCAGATCGAGCACATTGTGCGCGGGTATCTGGGCGTGCTGCCCTTGGTGGCTGCGGCGGGAGCCAACAGTTTGTTTGAGGGTGAGAAAAAGGCGGAGAAACCCGAAAGCCGTGCGTCTGAGTTACCGTTGATTGGCACCGCGTTCCAAAAAAAGTACGGTGGTGGCGATGCCGACGTGGTATACCGCGAAGCGCAAGACGCCATTGAGGCTCGCAACACATTTAACAAGATGCTCAGAGAAGGCCGCAGAGAAGACGCCGTTGCTTACCGCGAGGAGAACAAGGCTGATCTAGCTATGGCTTCCGCTGCGGGGCAGTATCGGCAAGTGGTTGGTCGCATCAACGAGGACATCCGCCGCACGCAAGATCGCACTGACTTGACACCACAAGAAAAACGCATCCGTCTGGATGCGCTGGATAAAGCCAAACAGGAACGCGCCGATGCGTTTATTAGTCTTTCACGCAAAGTGGCGGAGCGAACAAGCTAAGCAGCGCGGTCGGGGAGGCGATAGAACCACACCCCGATGATGCCGTCCCGGATGCCCGCAATAGCGCGGGCATCTCGGTATCTAAGAGCTTGGTTAAGCCCCTTGACGCGCACGGCTTCCGTGTCGAGGCAGGGGACGAAGAACCCCTGCCCGCGTTCAGTCTTGTCCCACGGGAACTGAATTGAGTAGCTCATGGTCCTTCTCGGTTACAAGGCGTGAAATCTTCAGCACTGCCACGCGCATCTGAGGGCCACGGGTCTTGGCGGTCATGTCCTTCTTGGAGATTTCCGTCACCTTGAACATGTCCCCAAGCTGGCGCTTGAAGTCAGCGTAGCCGAAGCTCATGTTGGCGCAGCAAGCCTTGAGCATACTCTGCTCGATGAAGTAGTCGATGTACCCCGGCGTTGTGCCGTGCTCGATGCGCCCCATGATGCGTGAGCGGGTAGTCGAGTCATCGACCTCCTTGCCGTTGCCAAGCTCTGCCAGAACGCGGTTGCCCTCGATGTGGCGGATAACGATGAAGTGGCCGTAGTGTTCACGGGTATAGGCGTTCAGGACATCTTCAGCGCTGCGGGCGTTGCCCTTGATGTTGTTGCGCATACCTGTGACGATGCCGTGCAGGAACTCAATGATCTTGCCCATGGGGATGTCCACAACACCCGCGTGTTCCTTGGACAACAAGATGCCAGCGCCGACCAACTCGGCAATACCCGCCATCCAGAAGCGCTCGTCATTGGTGGCGTCAAACTCTTTGTACATGTTCGACACAATCTCGGGCACCAGCGTCTTGAGCATCTCGACGTTCTTGGCCATGTATTCGACCAGCATGTGGCCAGCCACAGCGTAGTTGTGCTGCAAAGACTTGACGATCTCGATCTCATGCGGCTCCCACTTCAATGGCTGGTCCATGATGAACTCCAGCAAGCGGCGCAGCTCGCCCTCGGATGCGTGGTTGCGGCCCCCAGTGAGCATGTCCACGGCGTGGGTGTTAGACGACATGATTGCCACGGTCATCCATGTGGACAGGTTCAGGCGCTCTTTGTTGGAGCCGGACTCCATGCGCTCCTTGCCACGGCCCTCGGTCATATCCAGCAGGAACTCTGGGAACCACTCGAAGTTGTTGCGGTTCTTGCTGGTGATCTCGTCCGTAATCAACGGGTTGCTGTTGAGCAGGCCCAAGCGCTGCTGCATGGCTACGGGGGATGTGCCCTTGCCTGTGCGGTAGTGGGTGGGGTGGCCCCAGACGGATGCGGCTGCTTCCAGCGCCAGCGTCTTGCCCGTGCCGGACTCGGTTGAACCGCAGTGGTAGGTCATGCCGTAGATACCTGTGAAGCGCATCAGTGGCGCTCCAGCACCGGCAAGCATAACGGCCAAGTGGGCGTACATCTTCTTGTGGATGAGCAGGTTAATGAATGCTCGCCACGCCTCGATGGTGCCGGTCGGCTTGGTGTTTGCCACGATGTTCTCCAGCCCCGCCATGGGGACCGAGACAGGCGCTGCTGTCTTGCTGTAAATCTTGCCAGCGAAGACGTAGGTATCGTCTTCTTGCCAGCCATAGTTTGATGGCACTTTAACGGCTGCCTTGCCGGTACTAGCTTGTTCCACACATGCCCTAACATATTCAAAAAGGTTTTTGTCGTTACCAGCGCCGAAGGCGGCGATGATGTTTTGTTGAGCCAGCGATTTAACTGTCTCGTCTCTGCTCACTACCGCCCGCTGCGGGATTGTGATTGTTGCTGGCCCCTCGGGTCTGAGCGCCAGCATGTGAACGGTGTGGTCACCGTTAGTGTTCAGGATGTCAACCACGAACAGGTCGTAAGGCAGGAGCATCACTTGCTTCTTGGATGTGTTGCCGTCGGCGTCTTCCATCGACTTCTCGGAGAACACGCCGCCCTTGGAGCCGTAGCCGAACCCACGCGGAGGCGTAGGGCGCAGCAGCTTCTTGACCTCGGGGGCAATGCTCGGGCTTTCGGACGGGATGACGATCTCAATTTCCTTCTCCTCAGTCTCGACAGCGATCTCTCGCCCAAGCGCCAAGGGGTTGGTAATTTTGCCGAAGTGTTGACACCCGTCACACACGCCGGGGTTCTCGCTCTCGAACTTCACGCACGGGTACGGCCCCTTGATCTGGGCCTGCTTCTCGCGCATCCGCACCTCGTCGTAGGGATGCAACTCACTGAGCCACACCGCTGCGCGGTCGCCGTCCGAACACTTCTGGGCAATGCTCAACCAGCCACGCCAGAGCGGCTCCATGCCGTCATCTTCTGCGTTCTCAACGAAGTGCTTGAGCTGGGCGCAGCCGATACCCTTCTTGGTCTTCAGGTAGATCGTGCCGAACTTGGTCGTGCTGTTCTCGAACAGCTTGGCTCCGGCCATCGTTGCTGGTACAGCAGGCGCTGCATCTGGGCGCTTACCCGGCAGACCCAACGCGGACGTTGCCGATACTGGAGCAATCGTAGTCAGCTTGGCCGCAATGGCTTGGCTGATGGTGTCGAAGTCGAACCTGTCACCCTCGGCCAGCAGCTTGACCTGCTTGGGTTCACCATACTTCCACGACCCGTCATCGTTCTTCTTGAAGTTAAACGTGTCAGGGATGCGCAGAACTCGGGCGGCGTCCGCCGTCACAGTCATATCGATGTTGAGCTTTTGCTGCTTGCACAGGCGCTTCAAGTTCTCGGCAGTGGGCTTCCACACAGCCACATCGATGTCTTCGGTGAGCGGCCAGTAGCAGTGCAACCCGCCGCCAGAGAACACGATCCACGGAGCACCAAGCGCGTCCAAGCCAGTATCGGCAAGGAACGCACCAAGCGCCAGTGCAGCTTGCTTCTTGGAGGCGTAGCCGTCCATGTCGATAAACAAAGACTTGATGAAGCGTGCGTTCTCCGCAGTGCGCTTGCCTGCTGTCTCAAACGTAGCCAGCGCGAAGTAAACATCCTGCTGCGCTTCGACCCAGCCTTCTACGGCAGGTGTGATCTCTTCCAGAGCGTTGACATATACGTGCTTCTTTTTGTTTTTGCTGAATCCTGCCGCACAGTAAACCCCTGTAGTCGGGGACGGCAGAACAACCGCAAGGAATTCAAGCGGGGTCATTAAAGTCCTTGGGGTTACACGAACAGGTCGAGCTGCTTTTCGTCGCGGACAGGGTGTTCGTTGATGGGCGCTATGCGGCAGAAGCGTGAGTACAGTTCAAACTGGAGGTCAGTAGGCAGACCCGCCATAGTCCACTGGTTGTCGCAAGCCAAGATCAGCTCGCGGTTGCTCAGGCTTGAAGGTTGTAGTGATGACATATTTTTCCCCATGCCTCGTCGGCAGAGCGTGAATCTTGAAGGAACTTGAGCAGCGTTTCAACGCGGTGCTCGTACGCAGGGAAGATGTCCCCGCCTGCGAACCAGTTGTATGCGGTCTGGCGTGTGACGCCTAGCGCTATTGAGATGCGAACGACAGAAAAGTTATGGTGAACAGCCCAACGTCCGAGCTGATTGCCCGGAGTCTTTGGCGCACGCATAACCATGTCGATTGTTTTTTGTGAGTAAGCCATAGTGGTATTAAGAGCGCTGGGACACGCAGGGCAGGAAACGCAGTCATGGATGTGTAAGTCTGTATTTAACGACGCAATTTACAACCGCCGACCCATGCAATACAACCGCTGCCTGCGGCCCAGCGAAACTTTTATTTACGGATTAACTGTACTCACAGATCCCGTCTTGCCGCGTGTCCACAGCATGAGGCTGATCCGTTTAGCTCCCGCCTTCAACAGATCATCAACCGTGTAGACGGCGATGCCCTGCCTTGGGTAGCCGGGGCCGACAAAGAGACTGTCATTGCGGTAGTGTGGAAGATATGTCACACCATTAACTTGGTAGCCGTAGTTGTCCACGCGAGGCGCGGTGTCGTGTGTTGTTGTCATTTTTTTCCTTTGATGTTAAGGGTTACTCGTCATCCCAGTCAGCGACCACATCGGCCAGCGCTTTCTTGCCGGGCACAGCGGTTGGCTTTGCCGCCGCTGCCTTCTTCACGACTGGCTCTTCGTCTTCCTCGTCTGCCACTTCAACCACGGGGGCTGGCTTGGCCTTGGCCTTTGGCTTCGGTGCGGGTGCTTCGTCTTCTTCCTCGACTTCTGGTGCTGGTGCAGCCTTGGCAGCGGGAGCCTTGCCCTTGAGTGCGTCCGCAGGCTTGCCCATGTCCATACCAGCGGCGTCCATCGTGATGGCCTTCTTGGCTTCGGCGGTGTCGCCCTGCTTGGTGGCTTCAGTGAACTCGTCATCGGTCAACCAGCGCATGGCTTTGAAGAACAACTTGGGGGACTCGCTGGCAGTGTCGAACTTCATACGGGTCACAACAGTGCTGGGGTCAACGCCTTGGGCCACGAGCCAGCGAGCGTACGCTTGCAGTGGGCGGTTGTCGCCTTCTTCCTTGCCGAAGATCGAGGTGGCTGGCAGGGACAACTGCATCACATCGCCTTCAATGTTGTTGGCCAGCGTCACGGCCAAGCGCTGCTGATAACGGCAGGCACGGCTATTGCCTTGACCGGAGCCCGCCACGTTCTGTGGGCAGGAGGCGCAGGTGTCGGACTGCTTGGCCTTGCTCTTCGGGTCAGGCTTGTCGCCGTCATTGGACTGGCAGTCAGGTGCGGTAGCGGTTGCGTCCTTGTCGTACTTGGCTGCGTAGAACACGCGGGCCACCTTCGGGGCGGCCTTGACGATCACCACATCGAGGAAGCGCTCATCGACTGCTGCGATTTCTTTGCCGTCAGAGATCAGACGGAACACACCGCCTTTGATCGACACGCGCTTACCGCTGGCACCAGCACCGCCACCCGCAAGGGCTTTGGCAATGTCAGACATCTCGGCCTTGCGTGCAAACGCTGGGACTTGGGAGGGGTTAAAAAGGGCTACGTTGCTCATGGGGTTCTTTCTTACTTGCTTGGTTTGCGAACGGAAATATCGTACTCAGCGTTGGAGTTGAGTCCGGGTGGCAGGGTGCCGGGGTTTTCTTCGAGGAACTGCTTCATGTTGCCCTGAGCAATTCGTTTCTCGAACAGATCGAGCGCGTCATGCTGCGTCACAAAGGTCTTGAACGAATCCCAGTCCGATGTTGAGTAGCGTGTCTTGATCGACATGACAACTGTGCCTTGCGGCGTGTTGACGGATGTGACACCAAGCGCTTGCATCTGGTCTTTCATTGCGTGCTTGATGTCGTCTTGCGTGGCCTTGAGCATCTCCACTTTCGTGTCGTACTCCTTGGTCAGCAGTTCGATTTCGCTGCGAATCTTTCGGTAGACCTTCGCCAGCTTGTCGAGGGGGATGACTGGTGTAGTCATGGGCTTCTCCTGTTGTTGTTTGTCTAAGGTTGGACAGTGTACACACGTTCTGGTTCTTTGCAACTCCTTTATTTTTTAATTTCCATGTTGAACATTTCGGTCAAAAGTGAGTGGCTGCTCACATTACTTTGCAGTGCCTTGAACATCTTCTTCTCGATGGGACTGCCCTCGATGTGGATGACCGTCACCTTGTCAGAGTCCTGACCCTTCCTGTCAGCTCGTGCAATGCACTGAACGTACTGCTCAACAGACATCAACGGTCCGTAGAACACAACGGTGTCAGCAGCAGTTAGGGTAATCCCGTGTGCCGATGCTTGCGGTTGCATCACGAGGACTCGCGGGTCGGCTTCCGTTTGGAAGCGCCTGATGATGTCCGCACGCTTGGTCGGTGTCACGCCGCCGTGGATGCACTCAGCGCTGATGCCCTTCTTGCGCAAGTGCGTATGCAGTGCGTCAATGCTGGAGCGGAACAGCGCAAAGATCAAAACCTTGCGGTCAGTCTCCTCAAGGATTTCTTCAATGACACTCATGCGGGGGCTGGCGTCAAACTCTACTACCTCATGGTCGTCCGTGTAGGCAGCGCCGCAACTGATCTGGAGCAGCTTGGACACGCTAGCTGCGGCATTGACCGCGCTGATTGTCTCCCCCGCCGCATGGATCATCATGCTGTCCTTGAGCAAGTTGTAGTACTTGGCCTGCTGCGGCGTGAGCGCTACCTCTCGCGTTACTGTGACGACTGGCGGCAAGTCCAGACACTGCGCTTTGGTGAACCTGATGGCCGGTTGTAGCGCGTCATGCACTAGGTTCTTTGCGTCAGGCTTTGGTGCCCACTTGAACATGGTGATCTTGTTCATCACTTTGTCGCGCCATGCTGTGAAGAACTTCGGAACGCCCTCCGGGTTCACCAGCTTGGCCAAGCCATACGCATCGACCGGGGACTGTGACGCTGGAGTTCCCGTCATCATCCACAAAAAAGTCTGGGGCTTGATGATTGTTGATAGGGACTTCCACCGCTTGGTGCTCATGGTCTTGTACGCATTGGCTTCATCAACGATAACCAGATCAAACTTGCCGTTGGCCACGATCTCACTGGCGATCAGGTTCAAGCCCTCGTAGTTGGTGATGACGATCTCGTAGTTCTTCTGAATCATCTCGATGCGACGCGATGCTTGCGGGTGGTGGGCAATGATGGCCGAGCGGTGGATGACGCTGTTGCTAATGTCTCCCATCCACGCCGACTGCATGATCGACAACGGGCACAAGATAAGTACGCGCCGAATCTCTCCGCGTTTCATTAGGTAGTCCGCAGCCCACAGCGCACTGAGCGTCTTGCCTGTGCCGGGTTCACTGAACACGAAAGCCTTGCGGTTGAGCGTCAGGAACGATGCCGTTT